TAAAGCTAAACTACAAGGTAACAGGCGCGGCGCAGTTAAAGGCCAAGCTGGATAATATGAGCCGCAGGGTGAGCGGTAAGTTGATGACCGAGGCCCTGAAAACGGCAATGGAGCCAGTTAAGAATTTGGCAATATCAAGAGCGCCGGTTGATAGTGGGCTTTTAAGGCGGTCAATAAAAATCGGCGTTACTAAATCAAGATATTTAAAAGGAGCTGTGGTCAGAACTGGCACCCGAAGACAGCTCAACATACCGGATGACGCAAAATATTATTACCCAGCGGCACTAGAATACGGGACGAAACATATCGTTGCGCGATCATTCCTGCGGTCTTCCTTGGCTGACAGAAAATCGCAGGCGTTGAATATATTAGAGCGCGAAATCAATCGTCTTTTGTTGACTGCTAAATGACTATCGAAACCGCATTTTTTAGCTACACCAGCACAAAGGCAGGCATCACTGCATTGGTAGGGACCAGGATTTATGCTAGTGCGCCGCCTAGCTCACCAACTTACCCCTATGTGACATTTAAAAAGATCAGCGACCAGCCAAATCATTATATGGCGGGCGCGGTTGGTTTGGCGACAGTGTTGCTGCAAGTGGACGTTTGGGCTTTTCTAGTCCAGGAACGGCAAGATATTTCAGAGGCATTTAGAAATGCACTTGATGGATATACTGGCGTTATGGGCGCAGAGAATCTGGACATTAGGAATTGTTTTTTGGATAACCGAAGTAGTTTTGAGGAACCAGATAAACAAGGTAAAAACTTGCCAGTACACAGAGCAAGCTTAGATTTTTCAATTTGGCATGTTGAATCATTGCCGACTTTATGAGGTTTTAAATTATGGATGTTGGAACAGGCACAACGATAGCTTTCGCGACTTCTTCTTTCACGGCGGAATTGCTTTCACTCAATGGTAACGATATCACCCGCGCTGATATTGACGTCTCGCACATGGGATCGACTGCCTACATGGAATATCAGCCAGGCGCTTTGGTCGATGGGGGGTCTATTGATATTGAAATTGGTTTTGATCCTGACGTGCAGCCTCCTGTGTCTGCTGCCGCTGAGACAATCACAATCACTTTCCCAGTAGCTTCGGGCAACTCATCGGGTGCAACTTTTGTTTTTACGGGTTACGTCAATACGTGGTCTTTTGCTGTTCCCCTGGAAGACAGGATGACTGCAACGGCCACGATCAAGGTTGACGGTAAAGGCACTGCACCTGCGTGGACGGATGGCGCATAATGTTATCAGCGGATGACATTCTGAAATCACCTGATATTGGCGAAATTAAAACTATTAAAGTTCCTGAATGGGGCGGCGAGGTTTGCGTCAAGGTAATGAGCGGTGCCGAGCGGGATCGATGGGAAATAATGCAGACAACCGCATTACGAAAGAATCCAGCAAGCGCCAATATCAGGGCTGGGTTATGCGCAGTTACTTTGTGTGATGAAAAAGGGCAAAGGCTATTCACTGACTTGCAAATTGAAGAACTGGGTAAAAAATCATCGATTGCGCTTGATCGAATCTTTGCAGTAGCGCAAAGAATGAACAAGTTAAGCAACGCTGATTTAGAGGAACTAGAAAAAAACTAACTCGCCGCAGTACGCGGCGATTCTGGTTTGAACTAGCTAGCCATTTAAAGATGTCGGTTAAGCAGGCGCAGTCCGATATTGATTCAGCCGAATTCAGCGAATGGATAGCATTCCATAAACTGAAGCCATTTACAGTCGATATCAATACTAATGTATTGGCGGTGATTGCGAGCATGATCGGGAATAGCTTAAGGAAAAAAGGCACTAAACCGCTTCGCCCCGAAGACTTTTTACCGGAAGCCAAAACAATCAAACGAGAAGACCCTAGAGTAATGGAAGCGAAAATTAAAAGCATATTCAGGATTAAAAGCTAATGGCGACTATTAGTCGATTGTCAGTATCTTTGCTTGCTGATCCGCGTGGTTTTAATAAAGGGATTCGGTCAGCAGAAAAGGCAATGGACGGCTTCACTGGTCGGATTAAAGGAGTGGCTGCTGTTGGAGGTGCCTTGGCGGGTATTGGGATTGGTGTCTTTGCGAATAACTTAATAGACGTCAATGCCAAGTTCCAGACCCTGATGTCTTCTTTGAAAACCGTCACAGGCGGCGCTGAAAACGCGAGTGCTGCATTCGATTTAATTGAGAATTTTGCCAAGACTACACCCTTCGATCTAAACCAAGTTGTTGAGTCGTTTATAAAGTTAAAGGCATTAGGGCTTGATCCATCAGAGCGCGCATTAATGTCTTATGGCAACACTGCCTCAGCGATGGGCAAAAGCCTTAATCAAATGATTGAAGCCGTAGCAGATGCGTCAACTGGTGAATTCGAACGACTGAAAGAATTCGGCATAAAAGCATCTAGCCAGGGCGATGAAGTCACATTTACATTTCAGGGAGTCGCGACCACTGTTAAGAAGACATCGGAGGATATCGAAGGATATTTAATGTCGATTGGCAATGTTAACTTTGCAGGCGCAATGTCTGACCAGATGGGCAACCTGACGCCAGCGCTATCAAACTTCGGTGCGGCATTTGAAGGGCTTCAGGTTGTCATCGGCGAGGCAGGCGTCAATCAGCTCATTACTGATTTAGTTACCAGTACAACCCGATGGATAGAATCGCTTGATGAAGAGCAGATAACTCAGTTTGTCCAATCTGCGCTTGGCGGGCTAGCTGATATTGTTGAAGGATCACAAAAGGTAGTCGACTTCCTTGATCAAAATCCATTTCTAGCAGAAGCAGGGATAATTGGTTATTTGTTATTTGGCAAAAAAGGCGTGGCAGCGGTGGCAGCGGGGCAGTATTTTATTAACCAGCTCGGAACGGTTATCGGTGGGATTGCAGAAGAAATAAACGGACCGGGCCTTGGTATTCCTGAGCAGGTTGCTGCGCTGAATAAAGAGTTAATGGTCTATGAGGACATGCTTTCTAAGACATCAGGCCCAGCGGCAGACTTATACAGAGAAAAGCTAAACCAGCTTGCAACAGAAATAGGGCGATTGAATTCAATGCAGCCGGTTGTTGGCCCGACTGGTGATTTTATCAGCTCGGCAAATATTGGTGACACGCAGGGTTTTGCAGAATTCGCGCAACGGATTCGCGAGCAAACAGAAGAAGATAAGAAACAAACGGGATTTTTAAATGAAATCGCTGACTCTATTAGAGGTTCAATAGGAGCCACAGCACAATGACAATCACCAAGGATTTAATAGCATCGCAGTCGCTATCTTTAGACACTGATGGCTATTCAACTGAAAGATCGTACCTGGTGACAGACGTTAGCGGAACCCCTGAAACAAGGCTTTATAACGCAATGACTCAGCCAGGCATTCCGCAATTGAATGACCCGCACCCAATCTTGCCCGATGTGAGAGTCACAAAGGTAAACGCCAGACCTCAAGGCAGCGGGTCAGATATCCGCGTAATCGCAAGCTATAGCGTCCCACAGGTTGAGGATGCGATACCAGATGCCCAACAAGATCAAATCAATCAGGCGCAAGTCAGTCTCACAACGGGAGTTACTTCTGAATCAACCTGGTTTGATATTAATGGCGAGTTCCTGACGGTTACGTGGCGCGGGCCGGGTGTTTTTGTGAAGGCTTTTAAAGAGGCAAGTGTTCAGCGTCCGCAGCTGTCTGTTAATTTCAAGCGGATCGAAACGAGCATACCCAAAGCGGCAATTTTAAATCACCTCGGAAGGATAAATTCAGTCCCGTGGTCTGGTTTCCCAAAACAAACATGGCTTTGCACAAAGGTAGATGCATCAGAGGATAAAGAGGGTCGATATACCGTCGATTATGGGTTTTCCTATAAAGAGGATGATTGGCGGCTTGAGCTGGTGCAGAGTTTGACAGACGCGCAAGTAGCGGAACTACCTCCCGATACTGAAACAGCGAACGGATACGCGGTTTATGATGTTTATCGGACATCAGATTTCAATGCGCTGGGATTGAGTTTCTAATGGCAGCTATCGAAAGAATTAGAAGGGGTGAGCCGATAACGGCGAAACGTCTGAATGAATACGGCGATAGCATTAATGAAATAAAGCGAGAAATTTTCTCCGGGCCGCAACAGAATGACGAGGACACTGCACCGCCCGAAGTTCAGGCAGAAGCCTCTGAAGAAGAAGGCGAGACAGTTTCATCAAGTAACTATATCGAGTCTAGTCGCCTCGTTTCGCAGATACAGGTATTCGATCAGGATGACGTTAATTATGCGACGATTGACCGAATAGAAAAAATTACTTTTACGAATGGCGATGGTGAGACAATCACTTTAACCTTCAACAACCCAACAGGTTAATTCATGGCCACAAAATACTGGATAGGCACCGCATCTGAAGTCGCGCAAGTAGACACGGTTCAAATCACTGGATACGACGCTGGAACTACCTACATTTTGACGGTTGGCGGCGTTACGGTTTCGACGATTGGAACGACTGACGCCAATGGCACAGCGACGGCCCTTGCTGCCGCGTGGAATGCCTCGACGCACCCTTACTTCACAGGCGTTACAGCATCCGCTGCAACGGATACGGTTACATTGACCGCAGATGTGGCAGGGGTTGAGTTCATCGCCGTCAGCAGCGTCACAGGGGCTTCAGGCACTATCGGCGCGGTGACAAGCGACACGCCGAACGCGGGGCCTTGTGACTGGACTACTCCAGAGAACTGGTCTGATGGATCTATACCAGGAACGAGCGACACGGTTATATTTGCCGATAACGCGGTGAATGTTTGTTATGGACTCGATCAAAGCGCCCTGGCGATCAACAACCTGTTTATTCAGCAAACCTACACCGGGAAAATAGGACTCGCCCGCAATGCTTTAGTAACGACTGCTGATGGTGAGACTACTGTATCAACTAAGCCCGAATCCCGACCGAGTTACTTGAGCATAGATGCTGATGTGGTTGAGATTGGCAAGCACGTTGGAACAGGTTCGGCGATAGGATCGCAGCGGTTAAAAATTGACAATACGAACACAGGCGCAAGCACTACCAAAATATTCGCAACTGCCAACACAGGCGCGGAGACTAATTTGCCACCCGTTAGGCTGAAATACAACAGCACATCGGCTGACATTTTCATTCGTGGTGGCAGCGTTGGTATTGCAAATGATCAGCCAGGTGAAACTGCAATCGTTGGTGATCTATATTTAAATGGCGTTAATTCAAATGTTTATTGCGGTGATGACTGTCAAATACAAACCGTTGTGCAGACTAACGGGCGGTCCATCATACAAAGCACAACCACAGTAACAAGTATTGATTTGATTAACGGGATTATGTCAATAGAGGGCGATTTCACTGCTACGGCTATAAACATAGAAGACGGGATTTTATACCCCAATCACGTTAAATCGGCAGGGGCTGCAATCACAACGATAAATATTAATGGCGGTTTAGTTGATGCGACGAAAACATCCGTCTTGAGAACTTGGACAAACGTCAACCTTTCCGTCGGCTCATCTATTAAAGTTAATTCTGATATTGTGACCATGACCAATTTCAACGATCCAAGCGGGCAATACACGATTCAGGTTAGCTAATGGGAATCGTCGAAGGGCCATTCCAGAATGTAACATCTCTATTTAGTGGCATTACCGCTAGCGATTTAGTTGTGACGCTGCACAGTGGATCAATATCACCGAACACATACGGCGGGAATATTCTATTTGGGAACCTTACTATTTATTTGACCCTGATAAATGGCACAACTTGGGCTGCATTTGATGCCACAATAAAACAGGCGCTAGCTGATGGATTTTCAGCAACAGCATCACCTGCAAACGGTTTTAATGATCTTTTGGAGCCATTGAGCCAAACAACAGTCACTAGATCATCAGACACGCAAGTAATTGTCGTTTTCCCTCCCGCATTCGATTATGACTCGACACTAACCGAAGTGATAGACATTGAAATACCTAACTCGGCCTTGAGCGCGGTTCCCGATAATCCCCTAACAGGAACACTTAATATAAGCGGTAGCACTTCGGTTCCTGCCGGAGCTTACAGCACAGAAGTAAGCTCGCTAACCAATCCATTTGGTAGAGCTAGGCTAACGGCAACAGAGTTTCCAGTAACCGAAACAGTTGTCGACGAGATTAACGCAAATCACAACGGAACATTCTATTTGCCCGAAGCCGATATTGTTATTGATGCCATGGCTAGTAATTCAACTTCTGGAAGTTTGGATAATTATGAATTTATCGGAGGAAGCAGTTTTACAGACTCGTCTATATTATTAAGAGCATTGGGCAGGCTTAACGCTGACCCTGCTCTTATAAACTTTCAGATTGAAATGAGAATTTGCGATGATTATACGAATATCGATAAATCAACTTTTTGGACTGATCGCGGCGTGGTTAACGGATCACTAATTCATTATTTAAGAAACCCGTAAACCATCCAGACGATGATCACAGTGGCTCACCATCTGAGTCGTAGCCAAGTTTTCTGAGCCTAGCTTTCAACTTTCTTAATCTCGCGCAAAAGTAATATCTGCGCTCGCTTCAGTTCCTATAGATGGGCGTCCCTGCCCGATTACTACCTTGCCTGCCGCGCCTTGCCGAGTCCAGCTTTGATGTAGGCATGATCCTCGCAAGCCATCGCCTGGCCCCACAGTAGTAATAAAACCAGTAACATTTTCATTCCCAACTCCACG